TGGTCCTATCGCAGTATTCGTTTCAGTATTCCTGATGTATCCACTGGGACAATCGTCCTGGTTCTTTGCTCCTTCCTTTGGAGTCGCTGCTATCTTCCGCTTCCTCCTATTCCTCCAAGGTTTCCACAACTGGACGCTTAATCCGTTCCACATGATGGGAGTCGCTGGAATTCTTGGAGGGGCTTTACTTTCTGCAATCCATGGTGTTACAGTAGAGAATACATTGTATGAAGACGGTGATCAAGCAAACACATTCAAAGCATTCGACTCAACCCAAGAGGAAGAGACCTATTCAATGGTCACTGCTAACAGATTCTGGTCTCAGATTTTTGGGATCGCTTTCTCCAATAAGCGTTGGCTTCATTTTTTCATGCTGTTTGTTCCTGTTATGGGTCTTTGGACAAGTTCCATTGGTATTATTGGTCTCGCACTCAATCTACGTGCTTACGATTTTGTCTCTCAGGAGATTAGAGCAGCAGAGGATCCAGAGTTTGAAACGTTCTATACGAAAAACATCCTCCTCAATGAAGGACTCCGTGCCTGGATGGCTCCAGTAGATCAACCGCATGAGAACTTTGTGTTCCCAGAGGAAGTCTTGCCAAGAGGCAACGCTCTGTGATATACTAAGGACCTTCGGGTCCTTTTTTTATGACTCACTTCGATTACATCACAAAACACATGCTTCCTGGTTGGGTTGAGTCTTGGACTTATAACTTCAAGATATGGGCAGACCTGATGACTGGTAACTACGCCCCATATGCAAATCCTTGGGGTGAAAGTCCAGAAAGAGAATGTTATGAATGGTTCTGGTCATCTATCAACCTAGATGATATTTACTCCAAAGAGTTTGTTGAAGATATTGTACAGAGAATGAAAGACGTTAAGAGTGGTAAAGTCAAAACAATTCCTTATGACAAAATTCTTGAAGAATGGTCAGAGGATGTACAAAAATATTATGAGGAAAAATGAACAACTTTGAAGTATTCTTTTATTTCGTTTGCTTTGCTGTTATTGCAGGTGCTGCATTTGCGATGATGTGGGGTAATATTCAATCCATTAATCAGGAGATGAATAAACCTAAACCCAAACCACGTCATCCAGAGGCACCTGAGGAAGGTGAAGAAGTAATGTATGTGGATCTTTCAAGAGAAAAATTGGAAGACCTTTACAACAAGGACAAGGAGTGATATACTAAAGGGGTCTAACGACCCTCTTTTTTATGCAAGGAAATCTAGAACCAGAAGAAAACGTCATGGATGAAAACGTGGCAGCATACCGCAAGTCAGCAGCAGTAATGAAGACTGTGTCAGCAGACCTTGCACAAACCATTGCAGCATTGGGTTGGGACTGCTATGATGACGTTGCTGTAGAGGTCGGTGGTACTTCCGTGTATGAGATTGATGGTGCAGGAACCAAGTGGGCACCAGTCAAGGGCACACGAAAGTATAACAAGGATGCATTCATCGTCATCAAGAACAGGAGTCGCTCACCATTCGACCCTTCAAAAGCACCAGAAAATAAATAACCACAATTCGTATTCTATTATGAACAAGAACGTATTTGTTGTCTACACAAAGGTTGGTTGCCCGTATTGTACTAAGGTAACTAATATGTTAGCATTGGCGGAACTCCAGTACGTAGAGTACAAACTTGGTAGAGACTATGAGTATTCAGAGTTCTACGAAAAGTTTGGAGAGGGTTCTACATTCCCAAGAGTTACATACAATGATGAACTTCTTGGTGGTTGTCAGGAGACAGTCCGTTATTTGAAAGAAAACAATCTAGTGTAAATCAATGGAAGAGACATGGGAACTCATTACCGTAGTAGAAAGATCTGTTGACGATGCCTTCAAGGGTAAAATTAGATTGAATATGTATGAGTACCTCAAAGCAGTCAAGGCAACTAAGCGTGACGCTAGAGAGTTTCTTGATAGTGAGACTGCCAAGAACATCAACCTAACGGTATATGATCTTGAGGATTACCTTGAAGGTGGTTCTGATGAGATGCATAAACAAATCCGTGAGGCATATGGTTATCTTGGCAAACCTGAGGCAAGAAAGATTAAAAACTTTCTTCAGAGTATAATTGCAGACGCATGTCAGTACGAGTATGACAAGAGACCAGGAAGAAAAAAACGAAAACCCACTAAATAATCAGGAACCCCACATAAATCGGGGCGTGGAGTTGCTGTTACGCAGCAGGAGGAAAAACCCGGAACCCCCAAAAACTTTTCAAGTAAAGTTCGGCAAGATGGTTTCTTTTCTCCGCAGAGAAATTGTTTTTCATCTAAACTTTTACTTGGATATTAGAAAAAAGTAGGAGAGACAAGATGTTAGCAGTAGCACTCACCGTTGGAACATTATTTTCGATCATGTTCTTTTTTGTTGGAGGTATGGTAGGATGGTTAGCGAAGGAACACTTCTATAACACTGCACCAATCATTGCTCACCCGGAAATGTTCGACACCAATGGACAACTGATTCCTGACCAAGTAATTGCATTCAATTTTGAAAATTATGACAACGACTACATCGAAGGCGAAGAAAGTTAATCTTCCGTCTAACCCATTCATTCATGAAATCCTTGAACTTGCTAGCAAACAACGTAGTAAGGCAAAGAAAGTAGAGGTTCTTAAAACGTATGATCACATTTCATTGAAGTCTATCCTCATTTGGAACTTTGATGAAAGTGTGATTTCTCTATTGCCTGAAGGAGAGGTTCCTTATGGAGACTCTGACGACCAATCCATCTACTCTGGTACTCTTTCAGAGAACATTGAGAAAGAAGCAAAGGGCGGTGAGTCTGCTACTGGTCAAGACTTAGACGGTAGAGGTAAAACTTCTCTAAGAAGAGAGTATCAAAACCTTTATCACTTTATCAAAGGTGGTAATGATAGTCTCTCTACTATTCGTAGAGAAAGTATGTTTATTCAAATGCTTCGTGGACTCCATCCTAGAGAAGCAGAAGTTTTGATTCTTGTAAAAGATAAACGTCTTACTGAAAAATACAATATCAAATGGGATGTTGTAAAGGAAGCATATCCAGATATTCAATGGGGAGGACGTTCTTGAATGACTACTGAAACCGCAGTACAAGAAACACAGGAGCAAGAAATGGATAGAAGTCCTAATCCTGAAGCAAAAGATTATGGATGTTCTATCCTTCTGGAAGACACTGAACTAGAAACAACAAAAGACAAAACATTTCCTACCGATGCACGTATTGTGCGTTACAAAAAAGACGGTAGAAATTGTATAGATCTTACCCGTGCTCGAAAGGTAGTAGACATCTTTGATTTCTACTATGATAAGTATGGTCCTGGTTCTGTTGAGAGCATTGACTTTGGTTATGGTTCCGTCAACCCTAAGCTGTGGGGATACAAAAAACCTGACGACAAGAAAAAGAAATGAGCAAAGGATTTGATGTTGAGTTTGAAGTTCCCAAAGAACAAATTGATGTTCTGCTAAAAGAATACAAGAGACTGAAGAAGTATAAAAAATCAAACCTCTTTACCATCGAAAAACTAGATGGTAAAGATACTATTATTGATCAACTTACAAGAGAAGCGGAGGAAGATCCAATTGACTGATGGGTAAACATTATATGTTGAATTTGTATGGTTGTCCTTTTGAATTGCTAAACAATGAACTCTTCTTGAGACAAATAATCACAGAGGCATCTATTGCTTGTAAGGCAAACCTCATTGACATAATGTCCAAACAGTTTCATCCTCACGGCGTAACTGTGTTAGCACTTCTCTCTGAAAGCCATATATCTATTCATACTTGGCCAGAGAAAGGTGAGGCAGCAGTCGATGTTTACACTTGCGGTAATGCAAGACCAGAACTTGCATGTGGTTATCTTTCTGATAAACTCCAAGCAACTAAAAGTTGGATGGGGTCAACCGAACGATGAAAAAGCAATGGAACGTAGACCCAGAAGACCCCACAACGCTGCTGAGACTGGTCAGCGAGTTGGAGGGGTCTCTTTATATTTTGGAATGCCTGGAGGGCACAGAAGAGGAGGTAGAGTATCTTGCGGCAATGAAGAAGAAGTATTATAAAAAATACTTCCGCTTGACTAAATAAGTTATAGGGTCTATAATGGACTCATCGTTCATCCCACTCCGGTGGGACGCAAGTAAGTCGCGGAACGGATCGTTCATCCGTCGCTTCTGTGACGGACGCAAACGACTAAAGGAACGGACCTAAAAATCCAACTACTTTAGGAGTACCTACAATGAACACACTTCAAATCATCAAGAGTCAAATCGAGAAGGCAGCACGTCTTCACGATGCACAGATTGCTCACACTTCATATCGTGGTGTGAAAACCAATCGTGCGGTTCTGAAACCATCTGAGACACACGGCACTTACTGCTATCGCGGTCATGCATATACAAAGTGATCATTGACTTACAAACTGAATACTGATACAATGGGAGGGTAACCTCCCATTTTTTGTATGGACAAAGAGAAACTCAAACTTATTGTGAGGAACCTAAAATCTCTTGTTGAGGTTTTAGAGAGCGAAGTTCATTCTGATCCTGCTGCATATGTGGATAAGCGGGAGAACTTTGATGATGAATATTATCCACTTGCTGATTACGACGAAGTATTTGAAGACGACGAATGACTGATAGCCTTACCAAATTGATTAGCGTAACACCAGACGCTGAGAAACATATGGCATACTGTGCCCGTGTTTCTAACCCCAACAACCAGGAGAATGAGAAGTTCTCTGGTCTACTCAAGTATTGTGTAAAACATCAGCACTGGAGTATCTTTGAGCAAGCATTTATGACCCTGGAAATCAATACTACTAGGGGTATCGCAGCTCAAATTTTGCGTCACCGTAGTTTCACATATCAAGAATTTTCACAACGCTATGCTGATTCTTCCCTACTCGCGGAGACGATCCCTCTACCTGAACTACGGCGTCAAGACACCAAGAATCGTCAGAATTCTATTGATGATATTGACCCGTTTGTCCGTCAAGAGTTCCAGATCAAAATGCAACGACACTTTGAAGCAGGAATGAAACTCTATCAAGAAATGCTTAATGCATCGATTGCAAAGGAGTGTGCTCGTTTTGTTCTTCCATTGGCAACTCCTACTCGTTTGTATATGAGTGGATCTGTTCGGTCGTGGGCACATTACATCACCCTTAGATCTGCCAATGGCACTCAAAAGGAGCACATGGATATTGCAGAAGCATGTAAGAAAATTTTTGTGGAACAATTTCCGACTTGTGCAGAAGCATTAGAGTGGGTCTAAATATTTTTATATCATTAGGAGGTGATAATTTTGGCAACATATCCTGTAGTACATAAAGAAACTGGTGAACAAAAAGAAGTGAAAATGAGTGTTCATGAATGGGCACAATGGTTACAAGACAATCCCGATTGGACAAGGGATTGGTCTGATCCTTCTACTGCTCCAATGGCAACGGATGTTGGTGAATGGAGAGATAAACTTGTCGCCAAAAATCCAGGATGGAATGAAGTATTGAATAAAGCATCAAAAGCACCCGGTTCAAAGGTAAGAAAAATCTAGTATGGCAAGAAGAAAAAGAGCATCATCAAATGATCAACCAATTGGAGTTGGTTTGACTGCAAAACAGATGAAGAGAAAAAAACCTCTGAGTTCTGAATATCTGGTCGATATTGACCCACTTACAGAAAATCAAAAAAAACTTTATAAGTCCTATGAAGAAGGAAAGCACATTGTTGCCTATGGATGTGCAGGTACAGGTAAGACCTTTATTACCCTCTACAATGCACTTAAAGATGTTCTGAGTGAGAATACACCCTACGAGAGAATTTACCTTG